TTAGAAGCCGAAAATTTTACCTAAAACACTGATTCCGTTTTCTACGATACCTACGATGCTTGTACCCATTTTACCCCAGTCTTTATCTTGTCCTGCTTGTACTGCTGCTGCAATTGCTTCTGCTAATTTTTGCATATTTATCTCTCCATTTCTCTATAATTTTTATGATTTAAACTAAGTTTTAAAATAAACGTTAAATTAGAAACCAAAGATTTTACTTAATTCAGTTACACCGTTTGAAACGATATCTAAGATACTTGTACCTAATTTAGTCCAGTCTTGGTTTTGACCTGCTTCAATTGCACTTTTAACTGCGTTTGCGATTTTTTCCATGATATTTATCTCCTTTGTATTGTTTATTTATATTAATAAAATGTTGTTAGTCGAACTTAGAATCCGAATAATTTACCTAGAATGCCAACACCGTTTTCTACGATACCTACAATGCTTGTACCTAATTTAGCCCAATCTTGGTTTTGGCCTGCTTGAACTGCATCTGAAATTGCTTGTACTAATTTTGACATTTAAATCGCTCCATTCTTTTAATTTTATATATTTAAATTGTTTGATTTTTAAATTTAGAAACCAAAGATTTTACTTAATTCTGTAACACCGTTTGAAACGATATCTAAGATACTTGTACCTAATTTAGTCCAGTCTTGGTTTTGACCTGCTTCAATTGCACTTTTTACTGCGTTTGCGATTTTTTCCATGATTACTATCTCCTTTATAATGTTTATTTATATTTTCAATAAATGTTATATGTGGAAACTTAGAATCCGAATAATTTACCTAAAATGCCAACACCGTTTTCTACGATACCTACAATGCTTGTACCTAATTTAGCCCAATCTTGGTTTTGGCCTGCTTGAACTGCATCTGAAATTGCTTGTACTAATTTTGACATTTAAATCGCTCCATTTCTTTTTATTTAAAGTATTTAAATCTTAATGTATGAAATTCAATAGATACATTAAGCTATTTCTTAAAACCAAAAACGATTAATTGGTAAGTTTTTGTTTACCTATCGTTTTGTTACTTATACTATATAGTGATTTATGCTATTTGCGTTCTATCTTTCTTAACTTATAAATTAGACATCAAAACTGTAGACCTTTGATTATATAAAACACACTTAGGCATTCAAATATGTTGTGCAAAATCTGACAATTCTGCAAACGTTTACAATACCTTTACATTAGCTTTATATTTCTTTAAAATTCACCTTGTTTTATAAACGCTTTAACCTACTAAGAGACCATTGCAAGTCTAGGATTCTCAATACAACCATTTATTTAAACAGACAAGTGAATATACTCTAGTCCTTTTTAACTATTTAATTAATCGTAATGTTGGTCATTGCAACTTTATTAATTTCTGTATTTCACTATTTATCATGGTACTTTTATTTAGTAATTGGATTGAGTATATGAATAATAGATGAGAATAATTTCAACACTTGTGATCTATTTATTACTTTATTCATAAATGTTTATAGTTTGTTCATAGTTGCTTATAATGCATCCTATTGGTTCTATACATTTGATTACTTCTGCGTCCATATGGCTTGAAGATATTAATTCAATTGCTCGACTTTATGTGTTATTGCACTTGCACATCGTCGATATGAGTTACAAATACACATAATTAGTGAAAAATATAAACTTTTTTTATATTAAAGCTATTGCTAAATAAGGTTTCTTTAGCTATAATAATTCTTGTGTTAAAAATTCATGTCCTGGTAGCTCAGCTGGATAGAGCAATGGCCTTCTAAGCCATCGGTCGGGGGTTCGAATCCCTCCCAGGACGCTATTAACCGAAAATTAAACACTTTTCGAAATTAAGAATCCCATAACGACGGGGTTCTTTTTATTTTGCCTATTAATAACACACCATATAATACAAATTTTTAGGGACTTTTTAGGGACCCGAGTCCCTCACATAAAAAACACCACGCTCATAAGAACGTGGTAAGAATATAGCGTTAGCCTCTTAAAATATAAAACTGTTAATCATGATAACTATCACAAATTGAATACATTTATTATAACATAAAAGCCACCCAGAGACATGTTAGGCGGCTTAGAAGGGAACATGCTCAATTGAGTTGTTCCAAAAGATCATTAAGTTTTTAACTGGGTGTAAAACCCTTGTGAATTAATTATAACATAAAAAAAGCCTACTAGAGAGCGTATCATCTAGTAGGTAAATACATCACAATAACCTACCCTCATTCGAGGACACAGCAAACCGGCTCGTCAGCCGCACATATGAATTCTCAGTTAATGTGATGTAGGCACTTTAAACGGTCTGTGCCGGTGACCGAGTCGTTTCATGAACAACTATTTCATATTGATATTATAACATAAAAATAAGGCAACCGTCAGTAACAGTTACCTCAAGTACACTCCGCAGATGTGTACCGCAATTTCTATTTGATTATAACATAAAAAAAGAGGGTAGTCGCTAGGACTACCCTAATTTGGAGATCTTTGTATAATGTCGTACTGTTAATATAACATATTAATATACCTCTGTAATTCTTAAACGTTCATGCCAAATATAACCATTGTTATTTTTAGAATAAACACGACACCAACCGTCTTTAACTTCAAATACATAGAATTGGTTATAACCTGCTCTATATACGTCGTTTGTCGTATACCATTCCTTACCTTTAAATTTAACTAAAGTGGCTCCGTAATGGTCAACTCTTGCTCTAAATTTAGCTTTAGAAGATTTCTTCATCGTTTTAGGTGGAATGCTACCAACTTTTAATCCAGTAGTGCTATCTAGTTTATTTTTCTGATTAACTATTTGTTTATTCGGTTTATTCGCTAATTTACTTCCACCTGCTGTTTTATAAATGTCTTTAACGATAAGACGTTCATACCATACAAAACCGTTATTGCTAGCACTGTATACTCTAGCCCAACCGTCACGAATTTCATAAATATAGAATACGTCGCCCGGTTTATATTGTTCATTTGTTGTAACCATCACATTATTGTGGTTAGGTCTACAAATAGTGACACCTGCGTTATCAGCAATTGCTTTGAAATATGGTTGATTACTCCAAGTTAATTTTTTAGGTGGACGTTTGTTAACTGTAATTGAACTGTTAGATTGACGTTTTGTCGCTTTAACTTCTTTAATATCTGTTAAATCTACGCTATCATCAGCAAAGTCTGGAACAATGAAGTGGGTTAAGCCTGTATAATCATCTTCACGCAATTTAGCTGGTGTATTGGCATTTCCATCATAGTTTTGCTCTAAGATTGTGAATGTATTTGTACCACCTGAATTGTCCCAAACTAAGCCTGTATGCCCCCATTCTCTATAAATACCTTCAGTATACACTGCAATAGCGCAAATAGGTGGAACATAATTTCTTGTATTTTTAACTACTTTCCAACCTTTAGGCATTGCGTTAAGTGTGTGTAATTCTTTGGCATTACCATAAAATCTTACGCCACCGGTAACGTGATATATGAAGTCTACACTCAAATCTGCGCATTGATAAGCATACATATGATCAAAGTCTACAAACTGACCTTTCAAGCTGTGCATGTATTCAATTGCTTGTTTATACTTAACCACACTTTGTGGCGAAGGTGTCGGCTTTTTGTTTGTTTTCGTTGATAGTTTCTTACTTGGTGAGGACTTAACACCATTGATGTATTTAGCAATCTGTTTATCTAGATGCTTAACGTTTCGTGAATATCCGCAAGCCTCTAATAAGTTTCCAGGATCAATTTTATCAGCTTGAATGTCTTGGTGTCCCGGCACTTCTGTTTTGTAATCAATGCCCCAATAATTACATAAATAAGCAAGCACTCGTGCCATGTTATCTAATGACTTACGTGAACGTTCAATATTGCCTGGAAAATAGCTACCTTCTACACCAAAAGCAACGTCGTTAGCGTCTGCATTGTACCATTGATTATCGGTAGGCGTATTATATAATACATGCCATGCTTTCTCTGTTACTGGAATACATACAATGCACTCTTTATCATCAACGAATATATGAGCGCTGGCAACAATTGACCAATCAATCATATAAGTATTTTTATAATAATTCACGTTTGTCTGTGCAGTTGTGTGTGGGTTTCCAGTGTCGTGCGCTACCGCAAACAAAGGTTTTTTACTTGTTAAGGGTTGCCCACTTCTACGTGTTCCAATAGGCAAGAAATCATATTTAACGGGAACACCATTCCATTTTTCTGTCATTATGCACGACCTCCACCAATTTTATTATTTTTATCTTTAGTTGAACCTGTGCGTGTTCTAACAGTTTCCCAAATACCTGTTGCCATTAGTCCACTAATTAAACCGGCAAGCAAACGACCACCGATAGACAATTCAGTAATGATTTCTGGGATAAAAGCTGTAATACCACCTAAAACAATACCAATACCAATAGCAATTAAAGGTACAATATTTTTAGGTACTCCAGCTTGCTTAACTAATTGTGTTAATGCGATTGTGATAACTGAAATTACTGTTGCAAATGCGATAATACTTTCCATTTCTTCCACTCCTTATTCAAATTAAAAAGCCGACACATAAGTGCCGACTTAAATTATTTTTATTTACATTTTCCAAACCAATAACAAGTCCAAAAACTAGCTTTTGCGAATAGTTTAAACATATTAATCACCTCCTTAAATGCCAAATACCATTCTGATAACAGCGAAAATAATAGAACCTGCCACTGAAAAAACCATACCTAACATTAAGCGTTTCATCTCTTTAATGTTTTTACGATTTTCTTTTTTACTTTCTTTGTCAATTTCACGCTCTCGATTAATACTATCTAGGGTAAAGTTCATTTTCTGATTTATCAGCTCTTGGTTATGCTGCCCATCTTTTATTTGTTCCAAAGATGCGAAGATTCTCTCGTCATTATCTTCAAGTCTTTTTATTCTAGTTTCATAATCTCCACAACTTCGGTTGCTATTCTCCATGCTCTCACGTCCTTTACACAAATTTAAAAGCCACAATCTACTCTGACTGTGGCTTACTTAACTCTTGATTTTCTCTATAAAGTTTTTCGATTTGAACTTGAAGATTAACGATAATTTCGTTTTGTTCATCAATTTGTTTCTTTTGCACTGCTAATTTTATATCTTTATCATCAATTTTATTTTTCATTTTCTAGCACCTCTATTTTTTTGTTTAGTTGCTGTATTGCTCTAAATGCCCAAGATAGCATTTCGTTAGTATCTATTCCGTTGTTATGGATAAATTCAACTGGCGTTTTATACCCTGTACCTATTATCGGTCCATGATTAATTATTTTTTCACTATCACTTTTATAGTTATAACTATACAGTTGAAGTTCATTTGCAATTACGTTAAGTGCATCATAATTCCATTCCTTAATATTTTCTTTAAACTCTGCACTTGATGCTTTAACAAAACTGCGAGCGTGAAAGTCTCCTGATCCTATATCCCCATTATTATTTGTAGCATATACAAAAGAAGTACCTTTATTCTTGTCGAACCTTATACCTGAACCAAATTCTGAACCTGTAGTAACTGAACCATAACTTAATACTCCATCTGTATCATCAGCTTGTGGATTATCTTTAACCCAAAATCTAAATTCATTATTTCCGTTCCTGTTTTCTTTCATAGGTCGAATATAGACGGACGCTTTTTCACTTTCAATATTTACTGTTGCATTTGCATCTAACATAACTCTATTCGAATCAGATCTAAGAGCAACAACACCCATACCAGAGTTTAATGTTACACCACGCCATCCACTATATGTGTAATCAAAGAATTCTAATGTACCCGAAGCATCAGATTCATTACCGTCTAAATATGTTGATATACCGAAGTCGGATATATAAATTGAACGGTCTAAATCATTATTTCTAAATCTTAAATGACCATCTCTCATTCTAGTGAATACATTATTTGTTGAGGTTTCACCTTGCCATGTACGTGTGTAAGTACCATATAAAGCTAAAAAGTCAGAAGTCATTTCTATATATCTATCTTTTGTTCCACCAGTAATAGATATAAGGTTTGCATTTAGAGTTCCTGTTGTTATTGCATCAGCTACTAAACCTTCTGCGGTCAACGCTGCTTTTGCGCTACGTCCACCATCTTCAGAAATATAAAGACCAGCACTATTATAAGTCACTATGTTATTTGCATTTTGTTTATCAACAGCATGGATACCGTTATTATCAAAGGTTAATTCAGTTGTTACATTTTGTACTTTTTTTACCATTGATTGGCTTATTATACTCATTGAAGAATCAGGTAAGCGTCTCTTACCTTCAATAACCTCAGTAATTGAAGAAACTATATTATTAAAACTAACACTATAATTATCGGCCAAGTTTAAACTACCAAACGTAATTTCTATATCTAACAATTCACCTAAATGATTTATTTTTTTATGGATTTTAATTACTCTAATTTCTCTATCTAAATTAATACGTTCATCTGTTAAAAAAACTCTATCACCAATAACAGCATGTTGATAATCATACCCTTGCCTAGACATATCCAACACATCTGCATTAAACGAGATTTTCAAACTATTATCCACAATGTTTTTTAATTTAGCATCCATTTTAGTTTTTTTTGTAATTCTTCCATCTTTAACAGGTGGCGCTTCTCTTATACCCACAATATTGGCAAGTGGCGAAGTATAATCTCTTTTTAAATTAGCTATCTTTGTCACATCTTTTTCTTCTTCAACACTTTCTATTTCCCCATCTTCATTTTCGTCTAATTCTTCTTCACTAGATTCATCTCTATAATCTCCGTAACCACGAATGTACGTAAAGAATTCACTTCCATCTACTTCTTTAGAAATATTATTAGCGTTTATTTTGTATCTGTACTGAAAGTTTGTATCATTACCAACCATATCTGTTAAATAACATACTCTATCTACTAATTTCATCTCTAAACTAAAACGTTCTAAGAGTGACTTCATTATTTCTAAACGTGAAGCACCTTCCCCGATACCTTGAAATTGGAATTTATCAGTAGGGACTAAAAGTACATATTTAAATGGGGAATCTTCAAATACTATATCGAATGCCTTTTCTGCAGATAAATATCCATCTATTCTACTGTCGATTCTATGAGTATTTAACCAATCAAGCATATATAAAATACCAGTTATAGTGACTTTGTATTTGTCACCATAACCAGTTTGATTTGAAGTGATGATTTTATATTCTTTATGATCGTGAATTACAATCCACATCAATAAATCTTCTTTCTTTTTAAGAAATTCAGCGTTATTTGGTGTATACTCAATTTCCATATCTATACGTTCATCACCATTGATTTCGTGTTCGTGTTCAATAACACCTTCTAATAGGTACTCATTACCTTGTAAGTCTCTAATATACATAAAAATCACCTAATTAATTTTTATTAACTGCTATTCTTATTGGTCTTGTTCCTATTGTGATTTTAGTGTTGTAAACATTCAATAACTTTACAACTACTGTATTATTCCCTGCTGTATAAATGTAAGGAACTAAACCATTAATCAGACCCTGAACGAAATTGATTGTTGGTACATCATTGTCATTTACACCATTAATTGTAAATGAATAAGTTCTTGTTGCGTTGGCTTCAATATCGCCAAAATCATATGATTGAGTATAAAAAATAGAATTAGTAAACTTACTCCAATCAGCCCACCCATTTGATGTCCAATAACGTTTATAAAAGATATTTTTGTTATACGGATAGAAAATTTGATAGTTCAATACATCATTTGCACTAATACGGGTTGTTTCTAAAGTACCGATTGGTTCAGGTAAACCGCTATTGTCAGAAGAAATAAAAGTATTTATTGACTTTTTAAATTTAGGGAATTCTGTAATAGGACTAGCGTTATTGTAAGCTTTTTTAACACTGTTTAATACACCAGCAGATGACCAATCAGACCAATTACCCGCATTATAAACACGTTGAACTATTGTTCCATCGATACCTTCAAAACGTTGGAAAGCACGTTGACCATATTTATTTAACTCAAATCGTCTATCTGTGTACAACGTGCCTACGCCACTATCGAATGGAATATCGCTTTTTTTAGATAAGTCAAATGATGTAATTGTGATTTTGCCATCTTTGAAATCAGTTCCTTTAATAGAACTAACGTTTGTTAAATTTTTATTATAAACAACTGGCAAATTACTTGTATCTAACACACCGTCACTACCCACTTTAAGCCAATCATCACTATATTTTTTATCGCCAATATCAAGCGTATTGCCATAAACTTTCATAGCTTCATGTACTGTGACGCACTCGATACCTTTACTTTTTACATAGTCCATCATTTCAAAGTATCTATCGCGTACTGTTGTATTTTGTTTAAAGATGTTTGTATGTGAATAGAAAACTAACCAACCCTTACCATCTGCTAGAATTTTATCTACACGTTCTTTCATTTTGTTCATGTCTGTTTGATCGGTTAAATCACGTTTGACGTAATAAGTATCAATCGGAGAACTATTAATACCTGGAATTGAACTCATACCCACTTCAAAAAATTTACGTGCAGCTTTAGGCGTATATTCATTCGAATAACCTTTAGGATAACAAATACCTTTTAAGTCAATTCCTAAGTCCTTATAATATAGTATGTTATCTCGCATCTCTTTCATTTGCTCATCAAGAGACATCTTATCCAAATCAACATGATGTGCTGTATGCGAGTGAATTTCCCAGCCATTATCAATAAGTTCTTTTAATCTTTCAGGTGTAGAGAGTAATTCGCTTGTGTTAAATAAGCAAGCTGTTACAGGTATACCTAAAGATTTTGCTTTAGGAAATACAACGTCATAGTCATTTTGATAACCATCATCTAAGTAGAAAGACACTAACGGTCTAACTTTATTCGAATCTTTAGTGTAAGTTTTGTTATCAATTCTTTCGATCTCTTCACCTAATGTTTTACTTAATCCTCTGGCCATTGATACTTCAGCATTAGGATTACCACTCTCAATAACCAACTGATCTAATTCATTTTTAAGCTTTTGAATTCCTATTTTTGTTTCTGTATTTTCCCTATTTACACGTCTTGCTTCTTCTAATACAAACTCTGCGTCTAATTGAGAAGCTATAATCGTTCTAATTTCTTCGTATAACTCTGTGAAATTATCGTTAATACTCAGTAAATTCACTCTATCCCAAATAGATGTGATAATTTTTCTTGTCATGTTTCATCCTCCTACTTGTAATAAAAAGGAAAATCAAATTTAATTTTAGAAAATGAACCGTTACGAATTCTTATATGATTTTCACCTGGTTTTAGTTTTATATATTCTCTGTTTGAATCTCTTAATCTATTATTAGCACCGACTAATATTTTTGATCCATCTAATGTTAAAGTTTGATTAACCAAAGGTTCGTTAAATACAAATTCACTACTTGTACTTAAATTTATAATTGCAAAATTAATATCGCTCGTAAGATTTTCTACTGTAATTTTCGAAATCATATATTTCGGATCAATTGTTGTATTTCCACCATTCCATAAAGTAAAATCGGTAGAATCAAAATCATAATTCAAAAAATCTTGATGAATACCATCACCTAGTCCGAATTTTTCTACTATTGCGTTATATCCTATTTTTTGAATTTCTTGAGTTGAGTATTTCGTTTTCCAAAATGGTAAACCAATACTTTTTCCAGTTATTTCTAACGTGGAATACCAATAGCCATAACGTTCAGGTGTAAATTGTCCATCCACTTGTAGCTTGATTACTCGTGTAGGTACTAAGTTATCTGAAACGTATAAATGATTGTGACTGCTAAATATGTTATAAACTTCATCTCTTTGCAGTCTGAAATCAAAAGTATCGTGATAATGTTCCATTTGAAACTTCAATGTGATTTCTCTTTCTTTAAAATCAAACCCGTAATCAATTGTTCCAGGAATACCATTTACAGTTTCTTCATATCTTTCTCTTTCAACAGATGAAACTAAAAAATCCAGTGGCGTAACGCCAACTGGATAATTAATTTTATTCATATTCTCATCATATAAAGTGAAAGTCAGTGTAATCACTTCCTTATCGTCTTGCCATTAAACGCGTTTTAGCATTTAAAGCATTGTTTTCGTTGTTCATCCTAGTCATTTCTTTACTACTAGGGAAATAGTTTTTATCTCTAATTTCTTGGTTAGATTGGTTGATGTCATTATTAACGTTAAGTAATGCATCCATTTTACCTAAAATTGCTTTTAATAAAGTGTTTTGCTCTTTAATGTCAGTATTCTCAGTTTGCAAACGTCTTAATTCAGCTTTCTCTATACTCTCTTGTTGTTGTTTCTCTCTAATGCCATCTGCAAAGCGAGAAATTGCTTCATATACTGCCGATTGAGTACGGTTGAAGATATCACTATTAATCACACTTTCAATTGCTGCAATCGATACATCATTAGGTATGATTTGCTCGCCACCTCGTAAGTTCATGATTTCGCCACCTTTTTCAAACACAGTAGCGTAACCTTTACGAGCGCTGTTAGTACCTGTGGCGTATTTTTTACGACTACCAGTTGGACCCCAACCAGTTAAGCCACTAGCCATACGACGTTTCCAATATGATAAGTTAGCACGCCAATCTGTATTGTTGAAGAATGCTAATAGTTGATCATAACCGTTTTTAATATTCTTATGACCTTTGATTGCGTAACTACTAAATGAACCTGGTGTGTATTGTAGTAACCCCTGTGCCTCATTACCTCCACTGTTCACATCTTGAATTTGTTGAGTAACGCCTGCGTTACCACTACTTTCAGTTTGTATTAATCGTGCAACATCATTTACATCGCCAGCTGATACATGTACACCAATTTGTTTTGCAGCACGTCTAATATCTGGTTTCCATGCAGCAGCCGATTTATTAACGCCACCACCACCAGCTTTTGCTGCCTCTTTAACCCATTTCAACGGGTCGATACTATCTGGGTGATTGTTTAAGTAACCTTTACCTTTGTTGACCTGCCAGTGTAAGTGTGGGCCACTAGAGTTACCTGTCGAGCCGACTTTACCGAGTATTTCGCCTTGGTGCACTTTATCACCGGCACTTACACCTCTACGAGATTGGTGCATGAATATGTGTGTGTATTTGTTACCGTCATAAACTTGAGTTTCGTTTCCTCCACCCCACGGTGATTGCCATGATTTTATAACTTTACCGTCAATTGGTGAAGGTATTGGCGTTCCTGTTGGTGCTCCGTAGTCAATTCCGGCGTGACCACCAGCCGACCAACCTCGAACCCATTGGAATGGTGCTTTTGTATAAGGGTTGTAACCTCCACCACCACTGAATTCATCTTCAAGCCAACCGTCAATAAGGTTTTTAGCTGCCTCTTTTAATTTTTTAAACATGGCTTTCATCATGTTGTATGGAAGTTCTGCATTTTTACCAATACCAAACACATCCATATTAACACCGAAAGCCTCTAATACTTTGTTTAACAGTTTGCCTGGTTTACCTAACCAATCAGCTAAGTCGCCAACTTTATCTTTAAGCCAACTTGCACCCTTACCAACAGCATCTTTAATTTGTGAAAGTTTGTCACTTCCCCATTCTTTTGCCTCGTTAGCTTTTTCGCCAATATTATCGAGTGCTTTATGATTTAATTTTTTAGCACCGTTAAATAATTTACCGGCTTGTTCGCCAACAGCTGCAATCATATTCTTTTTAGTACCACTCGCAAATCTTGGAATAGTACCATTATGAAACTGTGGTTGACCAGTAAGCATTGCATGTGTTTGAGCGCCATTATAAACTGTTGAACCTTTAGGTAAGAATGTTGTTGTATCTCTGTTAGGTGTAATTGCCGTTTTACCGTTAGGGTAGCGTATCATTTCATGTCTAAAACCACCTGGTCCATTACCTTTACCTTTATCTCCAACAGTTGCGATAGTACCTCGGTTTAACTTACCGTTAGTCACATAGTTTTGTGTGTGAGTGCTTTCTGTACCTGTGTGTAACTTGATTTTAGGTAAGTCTTTCATGCCTAATTTACCAGCTACCCAGTTGACACCGTCGATTAATTTATTTAAACCATTTTTAACTGATTTAACCATTCCACCGATATGACTTTTAATCTTGCCAATTATATTTTTTAGACCGTCACGCATATTTGTGAATGTACCACGTACTTTAGACCACAATGCCTTTGAAATATCCACGACTGAATTTTTCATACCTCGCCATGTGGATTTGGTACCACTAGATATTTTCGACATCGTATTGTGCGTTCCGGACTTCATCTTAGACCATGTATTTTTGACACCATTCCATAACGATTTCGCTAAATCAGTGACTTTATTTTTAATAGAACGCCACGTATTAACGAGCCAATTCTTTAATTTACTAAAAATATTCTTGGTACTTGACCATAAATTGTTAAATGTATTTTTGACACTCGAATATAAAGACTTAGCAAGTTTCACAACACTGTTTTTTAATGAGCGCCATGTGTTGATTGCCCAGTTTTTTAGTTTATTAAAAATATTTTTTGTACTAGACCACAAACTATTAAAGGCATTTTTCACACCTGTGTAGATTGCTTTTGCTAATTTTACAATACCGTTTTTGAGTGCTCTCCAATTGTTTAAAGCCCAATTCTTGAGTGTGGTAAATATCTTCTTAGTAGCGTTCCATAATGAATTAAACGCCGCTTTAGCACCTACATATAATAATTTTGCTAATGCAACGACCTTATTTTTAATAGAGGTCCATGTAGATATTATCCATGAGCGTAATGTTCCAAAGATTTTACGGACACCCGTATTTAATAACCGTACTGCGCCTAAAACACCATTTTTAATAGCGTTCCAAGTTTTTATACTTATATTTTTAATGAAATTCCATAAATTTATGAAGAAACTACGTAAACCGTTAAAAATTGCCTTACTTGTAGCTATCCACAAGCGAATTATTGTTAGCACACCATTTTTAATTCCATTCCATGCGCTAATTGCAACACTTTTTATACCATTCCATAAGTTACTAAAGAATGTGCTTAAACCTCTAAATGTTGCCATACTTGTAGACACCCAAAGTCTAATAATCGTTATTACACCAGTCTTTAAAGCGTTCCAAATAGCTAACGATACATTTTTTATACCTGTAAAAATGCCTGTAACTACCATTTTTAAAGCTTGAATTGGGTTTTGTATCGCAAATTTAATACCGTTCCATGTAGCACTTGCAATAGCTTTCATGCCATTCCAAATTGCAATTGATCCGTTCTTAATTGCATTCCAAATGTTAATGATGTACGGTTTTAAAAATCCAAAAACAGAAATAGCCGTATTTTTAATAGCATTCCATGCGTTAATGACGAAATTACGGAACGTTTCATTGTTTTTCCACAGATAAATGATACCTGCAACTAATGCACCGATGACAGTGATTGCTATTCCAATTGGACCTGTCATAAATCTAATGGCTAAGCCTAACCCTTTAGTCGCTAATGCTGCACCTTTAGTCACTAACGCCCAAGTTTTAGTGGCAACTGTTGCAATTTTAGTTTTAACTGCATTGATTGTTTGTGATGTGGTTAATCTAGCAATAGCATATCTAAAACCGTCGGCAACTGTTTTAGCTGCCGCTTGGACCCCAGCCCAAATTTTTGTTGCAAGCGTTGCTATCTTAGTTTGTAGTGCTTGACGTTTTAGTCCTAACGTTGCAAGTGCGCCCTCTGCACCAAACACCTTTTGTGCACCCGTTACGGCTAATAATGCGCCACGCATACCGCTAAGCGCACCTTTAATTAAGAATAAAGGTTTTAAAAATAGTAGTAATGCACCACCACCGGCAACAATACTACCGATTAATTGACCGATAACAGGGTGCGTATTCATCATGCTAGACATCCAACCAGTAATAGCGTTTGTAACACTTAATGTTACGGCACCAACTGGCGCCATACCTTTTATAAGCCCCCACAGAATACCAGTAATATTTTTAATTAAAGTCCAAACTTTCGGTCCGTTCGTTTCTAAATACTGTACAAACTGTTGAAAACCGTCAGAACGTTTTAACTCTGCACTCCAATTTTTAAAGCTTTCCGTTACACTCTCGATACCTAATAACACATTGTGGGAATGGCCACTAAAAGCACTAAATAAACTAAAAATACCTCCAAATATGTTAGCAAAAATACGGCCAACAATTGGAAGGTTAGTTTTTGTATATTCTATGAAATTGTTAATTGCTCGTGAGCCTTCTACACTGTTAGCCCAACGTCTAAATGATAATGCCATATTTTCAAAGCCCTTAGATGCCCACACAAATAATGGACTTAGCTTATTAAATACGGCAACCGTACCGTCTACGAAGTGGAAGGCACCATTTAATAAATGACCGAATGCTTGTGTTCCTTGTGTATTTAAGAGATTGAATGCGTTTTTTACATTATTCGAAGTATTAACCCAATTTAATAATCGGCTACTGAAACGTTCAATTTGACCTGCTGTTGTAGTTAAAAACGGGTTGAGTTGAGAGAGTGATGTTTTTGCCATATTAATACCATTCGTCATAGTATTAAATATCTTAGCTTGATTTTGCGCGATTAAACCTTCCCACTGCGTTTTTAAACTAGCTAATGATTGTTGGTACCTTGCCGTTTCAGATGTGATTGAGAGTGTGCCGTCTTCTAACATTTTCAGTGCGTATGTTGCTTGACCTGTAAATGCTTTAACTGCACCTAATGCAATCGCATATGAGCCACCCATACCAATCGCAGCACCACTCAAAGCAGTAACCATACCACCAACGCCAGCACCTGCACTAACAACTGAACCCATGATAGGCACTAAGTTAGTGAACTGTGTAGCCATAACCTCACCGACAACGCCCTGTGTAACCTCGCCCACACTACGCAGTGTAGTTGCAATTCTATCTGCACTATCTCTAGCACCTGCAAAACCAGCAGTCATTAGCGTTCCAGCTAATACAACTTTACGTTGCGCTCTTGCAACTTCTTCGAGTTCATCAGATAATTCATCGGCTCTATTTTGTGCCGCTTGAAGTGCGATAGCCTCTTTATACAGTTCATTTCTTACTTTGTCAGCCTCTACACTATTACGACCTTGTGCGTTTGCTACTTCTTCATAGCGTCGCTCTAAGCCTTCTAAAACTGTCTTATGTTGCGTAATTGTAGCATTAGTATGATTTAATTGTGTTTGATAACTTTCGACCGACTTGTTAGCACTTTTAAATTTAACTGTGTTCAATTCAAGTGCGTTATTATAACTGTCTAGTCGACGTTTAGCCTCGCCTAATGTGATGTTAGTTTGCGAGTTGGCCAGTCGATATTCATCATATTGTTTAGTTGCTTGGTTAATTTGAGCGTCTAATGAAGTGAATGCTGTTCGTTGCTTGTCGATTTCGCTCTTTAATTGTTTAGCTTGTTGCGAAGATGTACCCTGGATAGCTGTAACTTTCTTATATTCATCTTCTAACTCATTAATCACATTCTTTTGTTTTGTTTGAATGTTGGTTAACTGTTGTAGGTGTGTTTTATAGTCATCTGTTTCTTGCGAAGATGCTTTAAAACTTGCACTACTTTGTTTTAACTCGTTAGATAATGAATTTGCAGTATCTTTCATATTATCTATAAATTTTTCAGTTGTTTTTATAGATTGAGAGAGTTCGGAGTTTTCATTTTTAACATCTTCAAATTCATTTTTAACTTTTGATAAAGTGACTTCTAATTGACTATATGAAAGACGTTCCTTTTCGATTTCACTACTTAATTTTTTAGCCTCTCGACTATTCTCGCCTTTTAGATCAGATACAATTTTTAAATTATCTTCTAATTCTTTGATTGCATTTTCACTTTTAGTGAGTGATGCGGATAAACTATCGATATGCTTTTCATAATCACTTGTTGCTTTGCTAGACTTTTGAAATTCTGCCTCGTTTAATTTAACTTCGTTTCTTAAACTGTTTAATTTACCTTTAATGTCATCAGATGTTTTACCAAACGTTTTACTAGCGACTTGAACGTCTTTGAGTTCTTTCGTGTAGCTATTTAACTGGTTCTGTGCTTTTTTGTAAGCACCGTCTGCTTGTTGCAGTTTGATACGTTGCTCGTCAGTGGCTTTCCCACTCTTAGCCATTTCATCTTTAACATCTTGTAATGCCTTTTTACGTCTAGCAAGTAACCCCTCTTGCGCTTTTATCGCACGACCTAAGTCGCCTTCCATATTAGCGAGTTGTTCGGCGCTCATCTCATTTTGTTTAAACTCTTTACGTTGTTCTCGTAATGATTTGTTAATACCTTTTAATTGTCGTTCTAAGGTTTTAGATGAGGCTTTGAGGGGGTCAACATCCATAGACACCTCTGCACCTAAATTAAAATCTGCCATTGTCCCACCTCCTCATTTGTTAAATTAATGCCATCATTTGTTCTGGACTTAATGCACCGGCTTTAGCGACTTTAGACGCCTTACGTTTACGTTTCTTAGTGCTAAAGTATTTGTTGAAGTCCTCCATAACAATAGCGTCCACTTCGTGTGGTTTATACTGTGCATCTTCGATAAAATGACGATACACAAGATAAATATCTTCTAGGACTTCGTCTGCTGTTTTGTCTTTGTTGTAGTCGCTTTTTTCTTGCGCTTTCCCATATCATCTGTGCGGAAAATACGAGCATAAATTTCTGGTGGTGTTTCGTTGTCATCAGTTTCTAAACCGTTCATAACGTCATCGTAAGTAAATTGATTATCAAACACTTCCACAAGTAATGTTGCTAATTCGTCATAGATGTTAAAGTTGTTCACTTCACTATCTTTATTGTTTTCTCGAACTTCCTCAATTTTGTCCTCAAACGCTTTATATTCGTCAGAGTTTTCAATTTCTTCTAATTCATCAAAAATTGCATCTTGTTGCTCATCTGTTTCTGCATCTGCTAATTTTTCTTGCGTTTTTTCTAATTGATTTAATACATTACGATGTTTACGGTAAACATCTTGTAATTCTGAAACCATGCCATAAGCATTTTTGATTTTGCTTTCAAATTCGCCTCGTAATTTCATGACACCCAATGTCATTTTATTTTTAGTAAATACTTTATTTTTACCGTCAATTTTTAAAGATACTTTAGCCATATTATTATTACTCCCTTATTGGTTATTTTTGTATACAAAAATAGGCGACCTTTTACAGTCGCCTTAAACTACTTATGCAGCTGGTGTATTGTCAGCAGTCGTTACTGCGTCATCACCATGAATTGCTTTATAGAAATCTTCTTCGTTGAAATCTGGATCTGCACTATGAATACGTGCAAAGACTAATTTGTCATCATCACGTTGTACAAATGAGCCTTCCATTTCTACTTGGTCTTGTTGCTCTGGACTATCTTCCATAGTTGATGCACTTGTGTTTGGAATGTTGAAGTTACCACGAGTTAACCCGTAGTAGATAAATGAGCCATCGTTACAACGATATTTCCATGAAACTGATAAATATGGAGGTACTAAATCAGAAGTGTATAATTCCATACCTTTATCGATTTTTACACCTAAGAATTGTTCGCGTTCTTCTTTGTTTAATTCCATTAAGTTTGCTGTAACTGTTGCACCAGTAATACCACTAAATAAGTTTAATTTTTTAACTCCATCTGCATATACTGGTTCGTTACCTTGTTCTAATTCTAATTCAATTTCTTGTAATCCTGGTACATCTGTTAATTTTCCTGCTTCAAAACCGTTACCTTCTTGACGACGTGCTTTGAAACCTTCACATGTAATTGCTACTTTTTTATCTGCCATTATTAATTACTCCTTTACTGGTAAAATTATTTCGTATTCGTTCATTTGATTAAAAATTCCGAGTTCCTTATCTTTCGAAAGGTCTCGGCTTATTACTCTGCCATTGTGTTGTTTGATAATGTCGTTCACATACTCGCTTACTGTGTAAGTGGCATTGATGTCATTACCAAATGTTTCAATGGCAAATAAAAAACGATAGTATTCACTATCGCCATCTCTGTATATTGTGTTTTGTAATAATATTTCTGTAATTCTTATTAAAGGTGTGTATTCTGCTTTTTGATAGTTTTCAGGAATTTCAAAATTAAATATTTTAGGTTGCTTACTAGAATTGAGTAATTGTTCCAATTCTTTATTGCCTTTTAGCCACGAATATATACGTACAATAGGGTGTTTAGTCGACATCGACCATATTCCTCACTGCTTCTTTATATATTGCGAGAATTGGTGCTTTACTCATTTCTAATGAACGTCGCATGAAGTGTTGTGGTGGTTGCCCCATAGAACGATTAGAGGGACGAGTACCGACATCTGGAAAGTGGATATACCAACCAGCATCTTTACGTTTACGACCTTTATCAAAACCAACTGTTTTAGTAGGATTAAGTTCATCACGACTGAAATTAGATATTTTTAATACCTCTACTGCATGTGATGAATGGATTTGTCGTTTATGCACGGGTGTATTAGTCTCAATGTTAGCTTTATAGAGTTTTGCAGCCTTTGTTACTGCCTGTTTTGATTGCTTTTCACTATTGATAACTAACTTTCTGATTTTATCGGATATGTCTTTATCACTGTCATATCGTTTTTTAGCCATTATTCCACCACCTCGCATTTCAACATTTGGCGTTCGTTGTCTTGAAAATCTGTTTCAATATATTTAATTTTGTAATCTTTGTTTTTAAATTCCACAATCATATCAGACTGAATTTCCACACGTTGTTGATAACGGATAATAAAGTCGATTGTTCCCTTTCTTGCCTCTAGGCCCATTTCTCTAAATTCTTTTATTGTAGTTTTTGACACTTCGCAATAAGGAGTGGCAATCAACTTCTTATCTGTTACATAGATACCTTCATCATTGACTGTTTCAGTTTGGTCATAAACCTTTATTCTATGTTTGAGCCTTCCGATTTCCATAAAGCATACGCTCCTCTCAAACTTTGAATAAGTGCTAGTGATGAAGGTGCTACATTGTGCTTAGCGAATTGACTTGTGGTTGATCTATTCTCGTAGTGGTGGCCAACTTGGTTAATCACAGTTAAGTTATAAAGTGCGTTACCTTTATAAAATTCATCTGCTTTACCATAACCACTTACAGCACCTTGTACTTCTTGTTCAGATGCTTGTATCAACCCTAAAATTTCATCATCATCAAAGTCATGGTCAACTCTTAAACGATTTTTAACTTCTTCAAGTTCCAAAGTAAGCATTTAATCACCTACTTTTTCTTTTCTTGAATTCGCTCTAAAAAAGGACCGTCAAAACCATTGTCAGATAAAGTTTTTTCAACTTCTTCTGAACGTTTGACAGTCATTTCAACTTCATCGTTTTTAGTTAATTCTTTTTCTAACTCTAAATCTTTATAAGGTTTTAATACTTTAAATTTAGCCATTATTTAGCCTCCTTTTATGCTTCTGGTGAGCCAGTGCCTAAATCTCCAGCTGTACCTGTGTAAGTTAAGAAACGACCAGCTTCTTCTACACCTTTTACAACATCAAAGCGCATGTAAGTTGCTAATACTTGACCATAAATTTCATTTTCAATCCATTTAACAGTCGCTTGTTTACGATCTGCAAAGAAGATTGCATAGTTTAAGTCGCCAATGAATGCTTTTTTATCGCCTTTAGCGCCTAAAATTTCATCTTTGACAATAAATACTGGACGGCCAAATAAAGTTGTACCTGATTTGCTAGTGATATCTTGTTTTAATAAATATTGACCGTTTTTGTCTTTAAGTGTATCTAATGCTTGATAGAACGATTGAGACACAACTAATGAAAGATTGTAAGCTGGATCAATATCTACATTGATAATTGCTTTGATATCGTCTAAGTTAGCAGTATTAACTGCCTCAAATGTTTTCATTACATCTGCAATTTGTTTGTTAGTTGTATTCAAAGCTTGACGTGCATTGTTTTTAGCAATGATTTGAGCAAGGTTTGCTTCGCTATCGTCTAAACTTTCTTGAGATACTGGAATTTGACCACGATATGTTTTTATTTTGTAATCAATGTCAGTGAATTTTGGTTTAGCTAACTCTGGGTTTTTTTCTAATTCTTCAACTGCAATCATTGTTTCTTGTGCAGGATTTAAGATTGGATGAGAACCTGCAGCAGTTGTAACTGGTTGAACGTTTACGAATTTTTTAAGGTCAACTACCGTTTCAGGTAATTCTTCTGGCACATATTTAATATCCTCTGGAATTAAAGGTTGTGCATCAACTGATTTAACGTTGTCACGTTTATCCCCTTTTGATTTGATGTAATCTACAAAGCCTTGAGCTTCATCAGATAACTTGCTTTGTTTATTTTCAATAATCTGTCTTGTCATTGAGCGTTTGCCTCCTAGTTTCTTTTTATCTTCTAATTCTTCATCAGTTGGTTCTTCAACTGTTTCTTTTTTCACTTCAACCTTTTCTGGTTGTTCTTTTTTCTCTGTTACTTCTACATCTTTACTTTCTGCATCAGGCTTGTCGTTTTTTACTTCTGTTTCTGTTTTCTCAGTAGATGCAGGCTTGTCGGAATTACTTGAGATTTTTTCTTCTGATTGCACAGCGTCAGCAATTTCTTTTTGTTCATTGTAAGTTGTTTTAGCTTGTTCAATTTCTTCTTTTAACTTTCTAGCAGTTTCTACATCTCCATCTGCGACTGCTTTTTGTGCTTGGTCAATTAAATCATTAATCGACTTAGCTTGTTCATCTAATGTAGCCATTAGCTTCACTCCTTTAATTTATTTATTAAAATCCGGCATAAAAATAGCCTACGTATCTACACGTAAGCTTTCTAAGTCGAATTCTAATTTATACTTTTCTAACTCTTTAAATTTGTCGAGACCTTTAGCACGTTGCCCTACGACAACCGACGTATCTCGATACGCTGGTAGAGTAACAATACTCACTTCTAGTAATTCATCAATCGTGTTAATCGTTTGTACATATTCACCGTTAATCTTTGACCATGTTCTTGCAGTATCGTCGTTAATAGGGAGTGTATAAAAAAAGCTGCATTGGTTTACATTACCTGCTTTGATATTTTCATAAATATCTCTTGCATAGCTTGTATTAGGTAAAAAACATTTGAAATAAAGACCTTTGTCGTCAACAGTTAGTTCTAACGTATTTGCTAATGTACGACCAACGATTTGATTATAATCATGATTGATTAAACACTTAACGTCTGTTACATCTACCTGACTTAGTGCAGTCGGACTTATAATTTCTTTAAACCCTCCTAAGTCATCACTTAATGTGTCGAAAATAATTGCATAACCTTCTACTACCATTTCTTCATCGGTAGTTGTTTCAATCTGACTGTATGCCACCCGGTTCATCACCTCCTTTATTGAGGCTATCTATATTCTTCTGAACTTTACTATCTTGATAAGCTGATAAGTCTTTTAAGAATATAGTGTTTAAATCAGCGAGTGGTTCACTGCCATTTTCTACTGGTTTAAAGCCGAATTGCGCTCTAGCTTCATCTAACGTAATAATCTTCTTAGTAAATAATTGTGTAACACGTTCAAGTTTCACTTCAGGATCACTATCAATTAAACGTGTTACATCATAATCAAGTGTTACTTCATATGGTGCTTGTGCAAATAACTTTTCTTCTATTTCTGCATTCATCATTGAGAATATCGGATATAACGTACTTCTGTAATATTCAATACCGCTATCTTTTAAAGAAGTGTTCACAGTTTCGATACCTAGTTTAGACAACGGCAAACCAAACGCTTTAGCAACCTGTTGGGTACTAAATTTATAGCTATTTAAAAAGTTCAACACTTCGGTTGGTACTTTTAATCTGTCAAAAGTCATTGTGTCATCTAGCATAACTAAACCGTTATTATTCTTTAATTGACTGTTTTCAAAATTTTGTCTGATTATCTCTAATTCTTCATCAGAATAACGACCATCTTCATATTTAAGTATTGCAGTAGAAGTACCACCATTTTTAAAGAACTCATCTAAGAATTTCTTACTTCCCATTGAAATGCCAATTTCATTAGCTAGAGCAAATAAAGGACTATAACCGTTAAATCCGTCCACTGAAAACATTCTAAAATGAAGTACATCTTCTGTATCAAAACGGACATGACCGTCACGTTCATCAATGTAGTTGTACTTAATTTTATCGTCGATTTGTTCAATAGATACTGCGCTATTTTGCATGTGGTAAAGTTCTATTGGTTGCCCTTTATCATCTCTTACAATTTCAACGTACGAGTTACCGTTTAAAAGCATGTTAGCTACAATAATATATTTAAAGTGCCATGCGTCAAGATATGGATTAGGTCGCTTATTAAGTAGTTTAAGTATCTTTTTATCATCATCTAAATAGCTATCTTTATCATTAAATTGAATACTGGTGCTTGCAATATCTTTAGAGATAATGTCAATTGCAGTAAATACATCACTATTTCTTAATGAACTAATACCATTCCATGTAATACCGCCTAAACCATTAGCCTCTGTAATCATACGTAAAGTACTTCTATCAACTGTTACTTCATTACTACGTCTGAAACCATTGAAATTAAATACGCCCATTAACTATTTCCACCTCCTCCCTTAAAAGGCTGGTCAAGTGTTAATGCAAAGCCTGTTACAAGTAGTCCAGCAACAATAAAACCTAATGGTTTCCACGCTAAATATGCACCATATCCAATTAAGATAATGCCGATTAAAGTTAATAGTAAGATAATAATATTCTTTGCTATTTCCATACGTGCCACCTCCTTATATAAATACTGGCAATGCTCGTTTTTTGTCCCATTCATGCTCGCTTGCTATAACGTATGCAAATATCGTACTCATTAATGGATCAATCTTTTCACGGTTGAGTTTTTTTTCAATCATGACGCTATCATTCACATTCTTAGCTACTGCATTTTTTACTGCGATATCAAGTAGTGGATTTTTATGATGTTTAATTTGTTCGTCTATAACTTTTAATCTAAAGTCAATGACTGGATTAGATAACGTCATAGCACCCTGACGAATTTCAATTAATTCATAACGCCAGTTTCGTTTTTCAATTTCTGCAATAAACCCGTGAATAGCATGTGGATCATAACAAATAGCTTGAACATCTAAATTGTTAGTTAAGATATATTTTTCAATGTAATCTAATACTTGATTACTGTTGATAATGCCGCTTTGTAAGTTGGTGATTGTACAATAACCATGTTGCGCCATTTGTCTGTAATCTATTAGGTCACGTTCAATTTTTGCTTGTAGTCCACCTTTAGTAGCAACGAACGAATGACTTGTGACAAAATATTGTTTCTTAACCTCATCTAAATGTATAAACGATACTGCGGTTAAGTCATCTGCACGAGACAAGTCTAGTCCGATATATGTTTTAGTCCCTTTAATATCGAATTCAGTTTCATTTTTCTTCCAGTCGTTAAAATCTAGATAGCTTTCTTCTGATGCTTGCATCCAATAATTAAAGTTTTTAACTAATACTCGGAACATCGTACCTTTTTTAACTGCTTCATCTACTCGTTTTTGTAAGAAATCTTCAATCTGTTCTTTTAGATCATCATTTTCATTGATAAGTGGATTACTTTTTGCCCACATAGTTTTGTCTTGCCATTCTTCCTCGCTATCTTGTTCAAAGATTATCGCAAAATATTGTTCATCATGGTAAGTGTCGGCAAGTATTTCTTTAGCATAGGGCCATTCATCCATATACATTGGAGCGTTTAGATTAAATCCTGCCGTTGAGATGATAAAGATTAAGCTTTGCATCAAGTTACCTTGACCTGATTGGATAAGTTCTAACATTTCGTTTGTTTTTGCAGCATGATATTCATCTATAACAGCTAAAAACGGCTCAAAACCGTCAACTGCCCCTGTATCACGAGAGAGAGGCATAACGTATGAGCCATCTTTTGTATGTTGAAGTAGTTCTCTAACCTTTTTAACGTCCTTTTTTAGTTCAGGCACTTGAGAGATGAAATACATAAGTTGCTTAGCTACCATATTGAATACGATACTAGCTTGTTTCTTATCATTTGCAGCGCAAAATATTTGCCTACCTTCTGCTGGCTCTCTATCGAATAAGAATGAGTAAAGTGTCAAACCACTTACTAAAAGCGATTTCCCGCCTTTACGAGCCATTGAGATAAACGCTTTATTAAATCTTAGATAATCATCTTCTTCAGTAAACCAACCTCTTACCATTGATACGATAAACTTCTGAAACAATGCGAGTTTATTAAATTTACCTTTTGTATCTGGCAACACTTCAATAAATTGAATAACTTTCTTTGCGCGTTTAGGTTTATATACATAAGGAAACTCATCATCTTCAATACTTCGTTTTATATCTCTTAAATGTCTAATACAAGCAAGTCGTGTATCTTTGCAAGTAATAAATGTGCCAGATAGTACCATGACACAGTATTTGTAAGCGTCATCTTTATACTTATTGGGAATGTCTAACATTTTTTCATATACTTTATTAATTTTTACGTTAGTCATCGTCATCAACACCAAATTTATCGTAAACCGATTGTTTTTGTTCATCAGGTGTAGGGACAACTAACTTCATTCGACTGTCAATCGTCATTCCTAATTGCCCACAGATACTTTTTAACTCTTTTAGGCCATCCATGTAAGTAAAGTATTGAGGTGTTCGCTTTGTACCTTCTTCATTCACTGTGCCATTTTGCATAATATGACGATACGCTTCATCTGTAAGTGATACTAATTGGCAGTAACGTTTGATACGATCATAATCAAGTTCTGCGATAGGTAATTGTTCAAGCAAAGGAATGATACGCTTCCACTCTTTTTTTCCTTCTTTAGTTAAATCAGACGGAACACTCTTAACATCAATCTTATTAAATTGAGATAAGCCATTTTCTTTAAGTTCTTGGTATTCTAAATCTTCTTTATTGTGATTTCCTGTTTTTGCATCGTTCAATTTACGTGGTCTAGCCATGTTCTCACCTCCAAATAGCGTTTTTAGATTTTTAGTTTCTAGAATTTGGGTACAAAAAAGTTATCGAGCGATTACGCCCTACGTGTATCAGACAGGGGGTATATCAAGCCCTCCCTTAAATTTCCGATACATTGTTCATCGTTTCCGTCTTTGTCCTCTATGGCTCTCTAAATGGCACTCGGCGCATACCGTTTCCAAGTTGTTTATATCTAATCGTTTTTCCCAATCATCTTTCAATTCAACAATATGATGAACGTAAAAACGTTGACCTTTTTTGACTGGATTAACGTAACCTTTTCTAAGACACGACTGACACAGATATTTATCTCGTAATAGCACTTGTTTACGCTTGTTTCTCCACTCTTTTGAATGATAGAACTCCATATACTTGCTATCCTTACCATATCTCGTGTGCGCGTTATACTGCTTAGCATTACGTTGCCTATTACGTTCCCTTTGTGCCTTGTACTCGCTCTCTGTCATCGTCTTTCGTCCTTGTCTAATCTTTGGTTGAATGAATGACAAATGATTTCACTTCTTTCAAGACAAAAAGAAAAGAACAAACAACAATGAAGTTGAATGTTCTTTCTGATTGTTTATTATCTAATAATATTTGATACTAACAATATATATTAATTATCTTCGCAATTAAACAATGTGAGAATTGCGATTAATCGAAATGAATAAAACCAATTCTCTTTGCAGTTTCTTCCATTAACTTTCTTCTCATCCTTAATACAGAATAAACTGAAATGACTTTATCATCTTCTCTTTGCTTAGTTAATTCATGAGCAATATCTTCCCATTCATGTATAAGTAAATCTTTGTCCCAATATCTATAATCAACTATGACTTGTTGTTCTTTAGTTGCACTTCTATATATATCTTCAATAGATGTAATAGTATTGCTTAGGTTTTTATACAAGTCATCTTGATGCAATTTGACTACTTCATTCTCTACTTGACTGGTAACTATATTAGATTTACCTCCACCAAAGTTAGTATCGGTTGGTTGATATAATAATTCATAGCGTCTGTAAGCTAATTGTCCTTTCATCTCTTTTAAGTTTTTCCAATACTCCTCCATTAAAACTACATCGCGCTTGTTCAAAGTCATCAACTTACCTCCATTACTTAAACTGTTTCTTCGCTCTCTCTATCTCACGTTCAATATCTTCTATGTCACTTTCTCTTACAAACTTACTAAAGAGATATACGTTGGTGTATTTCAGTGCATCTAATTCATTACGTAAGACTGAGTTACTACCTAATGCAATCAGTAATGCTATTGCGAGAATTATTGATATTGTTATCCACATATTATTTACTTACCTCCATATTTAGATGCATATGATCTGATTGGTTAAAAGTATCCACATCATCTTCACTCTGCAACTTGACAATAAGTTCGTTAGTTAGATGTTTGCTTAATTCATACATTCCGATGATAAACCATATTTTAAGTATGCGTTTAATCATTACGTTCACTCCTTATCGAATATTCCTAATTTTTTATATTCATCTTCTAGCCAACGCCAATTTGTTTTAGGTGGTTTAATGCAATTTAATAACCCTTTGACTTCGACTTTCTCTTTAGCTTCTTTCTCACTCTCTGCCTCTACCAACGTCATACGTTCATTCTCTCTAGGTGCTTCTACATTTACATGCACATGACCTGTGCTGTCTGTAAATTCTCTGATTAGGTATTGCATTATTCTACAACCTCTAAAATCTCATGTTTCATTCTGTATTCTTTGACAGTACCATAGCAGCGTTCTGCAATATCCATAGCACTATCTAAATAAGAAGTTTTAATAGCTTCTTCTATGTTTTTAGTGAAACTGTATACATTTCCAAATGCATTTGTTGATACGTACAAGCCACTCTTTATTTCAATAATATATTTCTTGTCTTTTTGATTATCTTCCATTCCCACTCACTCCTCATTCAATCTAATTGTGTCATTTCTTTAACACTCCATAATCTAGGCCGATTGGATAAACCAGAATAGTTAAAATATTTAATATTATTCCCAACAAGAAAAAGAATAACAATCCTTTTTTAGATAGTTGTTTATTAGCTATTAAGTCAACTGTAAAAACTGACAAACTTACAATCGACCCTATAAAACTCCCGCAAAATAACGTTGCTATAACGTACCCTGTCACTTCCCCAGCACCTCTTTTACATTAGTTTCGTATGTTCCAATATCACGTTTTACAAATTCAGCATGTGCCTCTGCGATTTTATCTTTCATAACTCGTCTGAATATACTTTTGAATTCTTTCTGAGTTTTGTTAGGTATTACCAATATTTCTGAACTATCTTTATCAAGTGGTAATAAACAATCGAACTTCATTTTATTCAGTTGCTTAAACCGTTCTTCCATATACGTAAAGTGCATAGCTAACTTTGCATCAGATAATTCTTTTAATTGTTGTTTAGGCATGTTGAAACTTCCAATAAAATTACTCACTTTATCTACTCCTTACTCTTTGCGAAGTATTCTTTTAATCTCTGCTACTATATCTTTACTCTTTAAGGTCTGCTTCTTTGATGAACGTTCCATTAATTGTCTTTCCTTTTCTCCCTTTAATCTCGTCATATGCATACTGTAAACATTCCTGTAACGTCATATCATGCTGTTGTGCTAATATGATTAATGTAACGACTGTATCGCCTATACCGTCTTTTAAAGCCTCTAAATTACCACGTGATAATGCTGCACCAACTTCTCCAGCTTCTTCGTAAAACTTGAGGGCTTGTCTATCTGAATTACCTTTGTGTAAATCTTTATCAATACTCCATTGTTGTACTTGTTCTACTAATTGATCTAATGTCATTTATTGTTCCTCCTTAAATTTTCTTTTATTCCAAATTTTTATAAGTTTTTCTGCACTATCGGAATGAACGTGCAACCATGTAGATGGTTGTAATTTGCATTTTCTGTTATTACATTCAATTAATAATGTATCGAAGCTATATCGTATATTCGCTAGACCACCGCAAAACGGACATGGTTTAATTTTTAGACTGTTCATCACTACCACGCTCCAAATCACTTAATAAATTTTGAAACTCATGTGTCCCGTCGAGTTGGTCCATTAAATGTAAATCGGTATATAATTGTTGTGCAGTACTCATATTCCAACCACTACTCCAAGTATCATTAGCATCAGTTATACTGTATTGATTTATATATCTTATTTGTTCTATATAGTCTTCAGTTAGTTTATCCTTCAACTTTTGCCATGCACGTTTATAATCTTTATCTTTCATTGTCTGCACTCTCCTTTTAATCTATATGTTTCCAAGAACGTTTCATTTTCACGTCTCTAATTGATTGCTTTGAAACATTAAACATTATTGATAGCTCTCTAACTGTTTTTGAACTTTCTCTTATATATTTAACTCTATCTACAGTTAGTTTGGATGAGTGTTGTCTTTCTCCTCTAGCTACGTTAGCCAAACCGTGTTTATGTGCATGAATAGAATTTTCGGTAGGTGTTGACCATTCCAAATTTTCTAAATTTGAATTTTGTTTATTACCATCTATATGATTTACATATGCTTTATTTAGCGGATTTGGAAGAAATGCTATTGCTACAATTCTATGAACTAAATATCGTTTGCATTTTCCATTTATACATAAACTGACCATCGGATAACCTCTATTGCCTACATATTGTGATATAGGTTTATTTTTCAATTTCATTAAGCTCGTACTGCGTTTTATACTTCTATCAATGCTTTTGATATTTCCTAAATTGCTAACTTGATAAAGTCCTTCATATCCTTTTATATCTTTCCAATACTCTTCCGCCATTCCTTACACACTCCCTGTTCCTTTTTATATCACTCTCACTAACTTTCATCGTCACTCTACTTCCCGCTATCTTGACTACAAAGCCGTTGACACCTAGCTTGCGTAATTCCTGTTGTATCTGTGTAGGTGTCTTGGCATTAGTTTTATATTTGTATCGTTGGTATACTGTGTTATCGAGTTGCATTGTTCAGTACTTCCATAAATCTATCTGCGTACTCTTTCAACTTGCTTTGGTCTTGTAGGTCGTTTTCTTTACGACCTGTTCTAAGCGAGTAACGCATTTGAGTAAACTTCATAGCACCTCTGAATTCTTCATCGGTAAATTGTTGGCGACAGAACTCAATTAAATCGATACCATTTTCACTATGATAGTGCGATGGTTGATGTACCATATCCACCTTACGTGTGAATGGCTCGTTTACTCTGATAAAATCATCGTTATCTGTAAGTGTGAATTTATAACCACCTGCATTCTCTACCTCTGCGTACCAAACTGTTTTTAATAGTATTTCTTTTGCATACACACGATTGACTATGGCCGTTTGCATAGCAGTAACACCTTTAAATGTTGCTTGGAACTGAACAATATTATCTACTTTCAAATCAATTATTCTTACATTTTCCATTCCGCTACCCCCTCTGTACATTGCCGTATTGATCTGTTTTGACTTTGGCAAATACATTGTTTTCGAATAAGTGAACGCAATATTTATCAAATACATGTTTTTGTGGTGTACCGTTAAATAAATGTGGCTTGCGTTCTTTTAATCTGTTTAATTCACGTGCTTTGATACGTTCCTCACGCTCTCTCTGTTCCGCTAAATAATTCATATCATCATCGCTTTCCTTTTCATAAATTGTGTATTCTTCCGGTATAACTTCTTCGATAGGTTGTTTTCTAACTCTTGAGAATATTTTTTGTGTGCTTAGGTTGTGATTTTGTCGCATGTCTTCAAAATCTGACCTTTTAATGTAATAAGTATCATTAAACACTGGTACTGCTAGATACACACCATTCTTAAACGGTACGAAGTTCTGGTTTAAATAAACCGCATCTTTAATGTTCCACCCTTTTGCGATACGTTCATCAAATGCATCGGCTGTTACCTTACCTTTGCGCATTTGATTAATTTCGCCTTTCGATAATGTGTATTCTTGACCTTTATACATAATTCTTTTCGCTTTCGGCATTGTTTCACTTCCAATCTGCGTAACTGACACTAACGTCAGTAATGTTTTTGATGTTATCGAGTAAATTGTCAGGGTCGTTTTTATATCTATTAGAGTAATGTTCGATGTAGTTTTCTCTATCTGCATGTTTGTTTATCCAAATAGGCTGTTCTACTTCCACAGTTAAATCGAATGTGAGTTTTAGTGTTTCTTCTTGCATTACACTTCCTCCACTTCTAAAATAATTTTCGGTTCCTCTGCATATTGCTTAAAACTGTGTATTTCAACGATTTGGCTGTCGTCTTTCCATAGATGATTGTTAGCTGCATCTAGCACTGTTTTAATCAAATTATCTATATCTGGTTTAGTACGTTTGTACTGTCCAATTGCTAATAACTTTTTACGATTACTCCAGCTCTTTGGTGCCTTGAAGTAAAACGATAATGTCACTTTCAATTTTCCATCGAGTAATGTGTTTGGCATCTGCTCTCTGATGAAGTCCTTATGCTTTGTATAAGACGTTGGCATGTATGTTTGAACATATCTACCTGTATTTCTGAAACGTGGACGAGGCGAGCCAATAGGTGCCTCATACGTTTCATTAAAGTTAATTTCTATCTGCACGTTGTCACTCCTAGAATAAGAATTCATCTATTGTTGTCTGTTGTTGTAATTCTTCTTTTCTAAATAATTTATGCTTACGTTTCATCTTTGCTAACTCATCTTTAGTCACAGATGCTTTAAAGTACTTATCACTCATTCCACCTTTATTAGCAAGATAGAAAGTACCGTCATCTCTAGGCAGAACCCTAAGCATTTCCCAACCGTCGCTTTCATATAAGCTATATGCTTTAGGTTGATTTTCTCTAAGTCCCATATTCGACCACTGCCTCCCTCACACGACGTTCTGCAAGTTTCTGGAAGTATATATCCTCCAACTTGTCTTGGTCGCCTTGTGCGTATTCTATGAGTTTCTGAGCATACACATCTGAACACTCAAGATTAAGTTTGATGTCGTCTATCGTCACCATGCGTCACGTCCTCTGAAATCTTCTCCCAACACTCGAACCGTTCTTGCATTTTGTTTCATACGTGAATTGATCCGTTGCCAGTTCATGTTTTGATTTAATTCTTTATCGCTAAAGTTAGTAGTAAAGATGTTGTTCTTACCTACTCTGTTATCTACGATTGAAAATAGTTTATTTAATGTGTGTTCAGTATTTTCTACACCTACATCATCAAGTACAAGTAAATCTATGCTGCTTAATAGCTGTACAAGTTCATCTGTCGTTTCACTAGCATTACGATTATATGTTGCTTTAATGCGTTCCATTAACATTGGAATGTGCATAAAAGCCACTGAATATCCTTCGTTTTTAATTGCTTTAGCTATGGCATACGCTATATGACTTTTTCCAGTACCATATGAGCCTTGTAAGATTAATGACTTAGGTTTATCTAGCGAGAATGTTTTAACGTACTCAATAGCTGTATTCTTCGCTTGTACTTGATATTCATTTTGTGGTTGGTAACTATTAACTGTTGCATCACGTAAAGAAGCATTAACGTTTGATTGATTAAAAATACTATTGAGATACTTTTGCTTTCTCTGTTGTTCAGCTTCTTTACCAGCTTGTATCATTGAGCAATCACAACCATGTCTGAACTCTTGTCCATTACTGAATTTGTAATAGTCATAGATGTTGCCACATCTTTCACATTTAAGATTATGTTCTTCTTCTACAATGTTTTGGTTAGGCTTGATATTTCTTGCTAAACTCCCTAATGATTGCATTACTTATCACTCCTAGTCCCAATAACTTTCGTCATACTTCATTCTATTAAGTTGATCCATGCCGCTAGGTTGTAGTTCTTCACTAAAGTCATTTAAATAACTTTCTTGAGATAAAAATGTTTTAGGATATTTTTGGTATTGTTTATTGGTAACAGTTTTTAGATATTCTCTGGTTCCATTCATGATAGTTTCAAATTCATGTTTTTTAAGCGCTGATTTGAATAAACTGAACGCCTTTTTCTTATCTAACTTTTTATCGTAAAGTTCCCACCATTCCTCAAAACGCTCACGCGTAACGTCAGTTGCGCTATTATCTGTTCTATTTATATTATTTATACTTGTATTATTAATACTTGTAATATTCTCTTTAACATTTGTGATAATAGAGGTATTAACAGAATTGTTAATAGGGGTATTATCATTTGTGTTAATAGGTCTTAACATTTGTGTTAAGGGGTATAGCTTTCTTTTTTTAATTTCATTACCTTCTCTAATGATTTCAACATTGAGGTAACCTCTGTCTTTTAAGTTTGCTATCCTTCTTGATATTGTTACTTTAGTTACTTCGTACAATTTCGCGAAGTAACCATTACTCGCTGTACAGTAACCATACTTATTACTTAACGAAGTAATCTCTGCAAATAGTAGCTTTTCGCTATCGGTTAGCCGATTATCATATCTTACGTTTGCAGTAATAATTGAGTAGTAACTAGGTTGTTCACTCATTGCTATCACTCCCGTACAATATCCACTCTGGCGTTGTATTAAATTCTTTAGCTAACTTTCTAATGGCTTCCATTTTTGGTAGTTGCGCTCTATTTTCCCAACGTGTTACAGCAAGTCTCCCTACACCTACACGTTTTCCGAATTCAATTTGTGATAGTTCAGCATCAAGTCTTAGCGTGTTAATTCTACGAGCAATGTGCATTCTATCTTCATACGTGATCATTCTTGATTTCATTGTTTTACTCCTTTCAGCATGGCGTTTAATTTACTGTCTACTTTTATCCAGCTATCCTGTAAGATATATTTCTCATCAAAAGACTTAACACCTATGTTGTGCTGTTCGGAATGATGTTCTCTGCATAAGGCTAGAACTTCATAATCGTAATGCTGCATCTTCTTACGGTTAGCACCACGACCTATTGCGTAGTGATGTGCAAGGTCAGCACCACTCTTACCACATAGAACACAGTTGCGATTGACTGTTGCCCAGTAAAGCAACGACTTATCGCCTTTTAATAAATCACTTGTTTTGTAAGCAAGTATTATTCCGTTAGCGAATACCCAATCGATTGTCACTTCGATAATCTGACTGGCTTGTGTACGTGTGCAGTTACTAAGTGAAATGCGTTCATCGTATCCGTAATACGTTCTTACATATTCAATAAACATATGTCTCATGTAGTCCATCGGCATACCTGTATGGACTTCTATATCTTTGACGAGTGCGAATATCTTCTTGCGTTGCTTATTCGTTATTCTGAATGGATCAACTGGAATGACATCGACTTCTACATCAAAACCGTTATCAAGTAAGAGTGAAGTCTTGTTATCTAGTTCTACACCCTCAATGACGACGGTAGTTGTACCGTCATCTTGAGTGATGTAATTTTTGATTAAAGGCATTTACTCACGTCCTAGAATGGTAAATCGTCATCAGTGATTTCAATTGGACCGTTAGCATTTTGCATTCCGTTTCCAAACGGGTTATTGCCTGTTGGTGCTTGTCCTCTTTGTTGTTGTGATTGATTGTTTTTTTGATTGTTATTCTTTGGCTCTAAGAACTGAACACTGTCTGCTACTACTTCTGTTACGAATACACTTTGGCCTTCTTTATTTTCATAGCTACGTGATTGAATACGACCGTCTACGCCAGCTAAATTACCTTTCTTCAAATAATTATTGACGTTATCAGCTTGTTTTCTGAACACTACAATGTTAATGAAATCAGCCTCGCGTTCACCTTGTGCGTTTGTGAATGTACGATTGACCGCTAGTGTGAAAGTGGCAACATTCACACCGCTTTGTGTTGTTCTGAATTCTGGATCTTTCGTTAATCTACCTACTAAAATTACTCTGTTTATCATTCTTTAATTCCTCCAAGCCATTTATTAATTTGTTGTCTTGTAACGTTTATTTGTTGTTTGTTTAAATCATTTACATTCATATTTTTCAGTTTTTCTATCTGTTCTTGATATTTGCTTGCAGAGTTACTTCTTTCAGCAATTTCGATAAAACTATCTGCTTCTTGTCTAAGCAACTCTTTCAATTGATTACTTGAAGTTGCATATCTTTCTTGTTTTTGTTTTGCATCGGCATCATCTTCATCAGTTGGAATATTGAAGAACTTCATTAAGAAATATCTTTCGGCATAAGTTAATGCGGTACCATGCGCTTTAGATACGTCGTCCTGTTGACCAACTGCGAAGAAAGGTACTTCTAAAATTTCTTGTGGATTATCTGAGTTGATCCATTTATAAGTCAGCTTCAATTTAACAATATGTTCTGGCTTACCTTTCGCATTTGTGGTTTCAGTTACTTCTTCATTTTCTGTGTATGGTACAAGTAATAAATTATGTTCAATCATCTTGTTTCTTATTCTATGAAGGACTTGAGAGCCACTTACGTAAGAATAGTTGTAACCTTTGGTGTCTTTAGTAAAACCATCAATATTAGCTTTAACATCTGCTATCTTTTGGAATAAATTAAGTTGTTCAGCCATCGTTTACCTCCTCCAAATCTTCAAAATTGTATACTTTTCGTGTTTCTTTCGTTTCAATTCTCGATACTTCAATCAAGTGTTTATCCCAATCTATATCGATTTCGTCTAAACCGTTGAATTTACGAGCATTACTTCTTAAAGCATTGTAATTAGCATATTCTTGAGCAGTAGGTTTATTAGTGATCCAACGTCCAAAGTGATTATCTTTAATGCGATACTCTACTTCACAATTTAATATTGGCTCTCGCATTCTCGTACTCCTCCGTTCTCTTGTCTGCCCTGTCTGCTCTTGCATCTGCGCTTTGATATAGGCTTATATATAAATTGATGTTGTCGTTTAAATCATCGATATGCTCATTGGCAGTAGAAAGTTGTCTTTTTAGATGTTTGTTTTCCAAACTAATTAACGTCAAATCTCTACTGTCTTTAAGCAAGTTGTTATATTCTTTTAAAGATAGAGTTACCTCTTGCATATATGTGCCTCCCGTTATATGATTAAGATGAAATTTTTGTTAAATACTTGACTGTTAGTCGTTGCAGCGACTTTCAGTCTTTTTTTGTGCGTAATATAGTTTGTCGAAAAACAGATACGTTACTACTGATGCAATCATTCCAACTGCAACCGCGTTTGTGATGAATACGCTCATCATCATTGATAAGAAAAATGTTACGTTGAACATCATTCCGCTGATCAATATTGTTTTGTCTTTGTTTGTCATTTCTTCACCCCCTTGTGGATTTCTTCAAAATGTTCGTCGATGAATTTACTCATCTTTCTAGCGTTGAATCTCCAACGGTTCAAACTTTCATCTGGATAATGTGCGATGCCCTGCTTTTTGAGTAATTTTTCAAACTTCGGATTGAATAGTAATCTGTCTTTAATAGTTTCGTCAGATGACATTTTCAATTTGCGTTTCAATTCTTTTAAGTCCCAAACTGGATCTAGTGAATAACTTAATAACTCGTCGTATTCGTCTTTAGCGACAAGTACGTGTGTGTCGGGTATTGGTACAGTTACAGTTAAAGTTTGCGTCATCTTAAATACTCCTTTCGTGTATAATGTTTTTATCCCTTAATGAAGGGAGGTGGATTTAATGAAAGCTTTTATAAAATATTCTTCCGGAGATGAATCAATCGTCGAGAATTTCCAATATCTTCTTATGAGTTCTAATAGTGGTAATACTAAAGTTTCTAAAGAAGATGTATCTTCAAAAGTATTTTCTTCAGGTAAACGTTATACTTTTGTTGGTGATAGAACAGTTAGTACTGTAAGTGCTGGAATTTCTTATATCGAATTCATCGACTAATTTCTTTAAGCAACTCTGCAACTGCTCGCAACAGTTCAGGGTTGTTTCTTGTTTCTAAGTTACTGTTTGCATGTTTTAATAAATTAAGTTTTAATTTGCTTTTTTCTTTAGCTATTTTTAGTTTTTGCAGCATGTGTTTTTCCTCCTTTAATTTGTTTGTTCGATTGTGAGAGGTGGCTATACACCACCTCGTGTGGTATAATTAGTCATGTAAATAAATTTTGTTGAGTTTGTTATCTTTTGAACGTCTTTTGTTATAAATGTCTGCTACTACGAATGGCAGGCATTCTTTTTTTGAATTAAAACTTGGTCTTTGTTTATTTACTTCTGCCATAAAATCACTGAAGCCAGTTTTTCTTAGACGTTCTGATAGATTTTTTTGATTGATTTTTTCGTAGTAAGTAGCTAAAAATTTAGCAAAACCTTCTAAGATAAAACCTTGAAAGTATGGTTTTTCATCGCCGAAAGTGTTTTTAATGAATTTAATAGTTTCAGTTAAACCAGCACTTCCATATTTTTTGTAAATTCTTTCTAGCGAACGATAAGCTGAGATATATCCGTGCCTTTGGTTTTGGTTGTCATAATCAATGTCCATACCTGCTTCTAATACGCTAAATAAAATCATTTCAGCAAACTCATCACCGAATTTTAAATCCGCCTTAGCAATTGAGTTTGGAGATTTAGTAGGTCGAGTATTGAAATCTTTGTATTTCTTAGCTTCTTCTTCTACTGTTAAACCTTCGTATACATTTGCTTTGACAGTAGAGATTCCTAATCTTTTTAATGCAGTAACTCTGTGTTGCCCATCGATAATGTAGTAAATTCCATCATTTCTTAAATTGACGTAAATTGTTCCAATTGATCCTTCGTCAAAGTTTTTTACTATCTTTTTAACCTGCGCCTCTTTTACAGGTGATTGATAACTCATGTCTGTTGCTAAATCCTTAACGTTTAATGTTCTAGTTCTCATTATTCATATCCTCCAATTTCTTTTATTTTTTTAATTCTTTCTTCCGCTTTTGATAACGCCTTATAATTTAATGTAGAAATAAATTTTTCAAATAGTTGTACATCTTCCACTTCATTGTCAAAAATACTTACTATTTCTTCAGCTGCACTTATAAATGCGTCCGCTGAACTTTCGTGTCTAATTGCTTTTCTGACTTCAGGTTCTAATGATGCGTTATCTCGATTGATTTCAATTCTTGCGTCAATAACTTGATTTTCGTCCTTTTCCTCAACCACCTTATCCTCCTCTTTTCTTTTAGAACGATTTTTATAAAATTTGATTTGTTGTTCTAAATCTCTATTTTTACGTTCAAGTTCTTCTGATTTATTGATAGCTTCTTGGTAGTCTTTTGGCTCTGAATATCGCTCAATAACTTCCGGCTCTCTACTCTCTGCGTCCTCTAGTTGTTTCTTAGCAATCTCTTCTGAGCGTTGTGCTTGTTCTACTTGAGATTGGAGTTGAGCGTTTTGTTCGTCACGTTGTTTAAGTTTGCGTTCCAATTCTTTGTACTCTTTATGAGTTTTAATATCGCCATCTAAAACTTTTTCTTTTAGTTCAGGAATGTGCGATGGTTTTGAAATTTCTAGTTGCAATCGTTTTGGTAATTCTTCAAACGTTTCTAATTGGTCGCCGTGCAACTGTTGCACTTCGTTATAAATTTGAATGTAGTTATAAACATTTCTTTTTTTGAAACCAATTGACGTGTACCATTTTTCAAAAAGTCCACCATTGTTAAAGTCGCTGAATTCTTGTTGTGCCTCATAAAAAACTTTTCCTACTTCTTTTGCGTATCTGTGTTTTATTCCGTTCAAGATATTCTCTTTTTCGATAATAAAATCAGATAATTCTTTTGGTAATTCGTTATATTTGAATTCATCAACGGAATACTGCATTAAGTATCTCTACTCCTTTCTGACACTCGTTATCAAAAATTTCTTTAACCTTTTCGTTAGAAATTCGATAAACTTTTATGCCTTTTTGTTCAAAAAAGATTTCTTTTAATCTGTCGATTATTTTTTGTCTTTCGTTATTGTGACTACTACCGTCAACTTCTATAACGATGTTATTAATCGGGTCGAAAAAATCTGCTGTGAATTTTTTGGTACACCATTTTTCAAGACCGTTTTTACCTGTCCCAAAAGTTACTTGTCTTTCTAAGTTAGGTAAAATGTGAGCTAACATATTTTCATGAATTGTGTACTCAAAAACACCATGTTTATCAAAAGCTCTAATAGATTTTTCAAAATCTTCTATCTTGTTCAACTTCTATCTCCTTCTTTCCGTTTATTTGTAATTAAGTCTTGCTCCCGTTTTTCTGTGCTATAATTTTCCTATCTGATTTAGAAAGGAGTGATTAATAATGGGAACTTTTAAATTCAACCAAGACCAACTTAAAGAAATCGAAAAGTTTTATAATTCTACACAACACGCTCCATGTTGCTCTGAACCTAAAGTAGTGATTTCTGATGAAATTTTTGGTCTACCAGCTATATCTCAAGAATTGCCTGCTCCAAGCATGGATATGTTCGTTACAGTTTGTAAAAACTGTGGCAAAACTGAGATGTTTAATTTGAACGTTGCGAATATCTCTCATCAATAAATGATTGAGTTGATACAGTAACTTTATTCTTTTTAATAGTGTTCTTAACTAGGTCTACCAAGATGATAGTTAAGAGCGCTATTTTTACGTAGTTTATTTTTTTATTCATTTTTTAGTTCCTCCTTAAGTTGTTTGTCGTTCTTTTTCGGGAACATCATGAGTAAAAAAAATATCTAAATTATTTGTTTCGTAGCCTAATATTTTAGCCATTTTGATAAACTCATTCGCTCCAATATCTACAATGCCGTTTTCTCTTTTAGCGTATGGAGTTCTTGTTTTCCACCCCATTTTGCGCGCCATCTCATCTTGCGTTATTCCACAAGCTATTCTTTCTGCTCTCAATCTTTTTAAGTTGAGTACCATGTTGTCACCTCCGTTCGTTCTCGTTTGAGAACTGTATATAACTTAACATTATCGTTCCCATTAGTCAACACTTTTTACTTATAAAAATTCAAAAAAGTTTTTTCTACCTATATATTGTATTCATTTGGGAACGATGATATAATCTAATTGTTCACATGAAAGAACAAAATATTTATTCAGGAGATACTTAAAATGAGAAATAATGATGAAATAATCACAATAATTAAATCAGCTATGAAAGAACAAGATATGTCACTTAGTGAATTGGCTCGTCGTGTTGGAGTTGCTAAATCTGCTGTATCACGTTATTTAAACTTAACTAGAGAATTTCCATTAAATCGTTCAGAAGATTTTGCAAAAGCACTTAGTATCAGTACAGAATATTTACTTGGTTTTGATAAAAGTGAACAACAACATGAACAACCACAACATCGTGCAGCTCATCTTGAGGGAGAATTAACTGATGACGAATGGAAACGAGTTTTAGATTATGCTGATTTTATAAGAAGTAAAAGAAAATAAAGGGTGTTTTTATGGGGTTATATGAAAAAATGTTAATAGAGCATGACTATATAGAAGTCAGAGAAACAGATGTTATGCCTAATGACTTACATGGTTTATGGTTAGGTGATTTAATTCTAATTAAACGCAACCTATCCGAAACACGCAAAGCCGAAGTCTTATACGAAGAACTAGCACATCATAAACTTACATATGGGAATATCTTAGATCAGTCTAGATGGATTAACCGCAAATTTGAAAACTACGCTAGGCGTCACGGGTTCGAGGCAGCACTGCCCTTGCGTATTATCGTTGAGGCACATCATTACGGTGTAAGTAGCTTATATGAACTAGCTGATTATGTTCAATTAAGTGAAAAGTACATAATAGAGATACTGGGACATTATAAACAAAAATATGGTATTGGAACTCACTACGGTGATTATGCTATTACGTTTGAGCCGTTGAGGGTTTTTAGGTTGTATGATGTGTTTTGAATTTATCTATTTTAAGGAGACAATGGATGATAATTTTAAATTGCAAAATAAAATTAAATGAAATTGTTTACGAAGTGAAAACGAATAAGAATAATTACTTCACCTATTCTTTACCTAAAGATATCACATCTTATAAAGTAAGAAAGGTGCTTAAAATTATTGAAAGTAAAGTAGATGAAGACGAAGATTAATTAAGCAAAGGAGGTTGAGGGATGGAAGCCACTCACTCTTGTTTATCTTTAAAATTGACTAATTAAGAAAAAACATTTATAATGCAAGTATGAAATGGTCATTCTTGAAATGACTCGGATAAGCCTTCATGCTATGCATGAGGGCTTTTTTCGTTGAAAGGATTATTTATGAGAGACATTGAATCAATAAAAACATTACTAGAAACTTCAGTTTATAATAAACCATATTTAAGCTGTGAAGAACAATTGGTTTTATTGGAATATCGTGGAGTGAGAATAGAAAATAAAAAATTTGCTTTGGAACAATTAGAAACAATATCATATTACTCGTTGATAAACGCATATTCTCCTCTTTTCAAACAAGCAAATGGGCAATATGAAGAAAATGTTACATTTAATGATTTTTATATGTGCTATAAATACGACACTCGTTTAAAGAATATAATTTTTAAGTACATAATACTAATAGAACAATCTTTAAAAACTAATTTATCTGCAACTGTAGCTAAAAATTATGGTGTTCAAGAACCCACTCTTAAAAGAACGTTTACAAACAAAAAAGGTAAGCAAATAACAGGATATGATATAAGAAATTCATATTTAGATGCTAAAAACTATGATGGAAACAACAGTTTTAGATCTGGTCATTTACGACACCTATCTAAATATAGAGATTATTTAAAAAATGATTCGATTAAGCACTATAGAAATAATCACAATCATATCCCACCGTGGATATTAATAATCCCCCTTAATTTTGGAGAAACGATTAAATGGTTTTCAATTTTAAAGCCTAAAGATAAACAATCGGTCGCTTCAAAAGTATGTGGTTTGGAAACTGATGATTCATTAAAAGAGGTTGCTATTCCAATATTAGAAATCCTTAGACAATACAGAAATGTCATTGCACATGGACAAAGGTTTTATTCGTTTAAATCCAATGAAGATACTGCTCATTTATCATTATCTTTTGTAAATTCGTTACTTGAATATGATTTTATAGATAAAGCAAAATATAAAAAAGGGATTGGAAAAAACGACCTGTATTCATTAATTATTTCTATTATGATCTTCACCAAACCAGCTGGAATTCGAAAAAAATTCATTGAAGAGTTAAACATTTTATATAAAGAAATTGAAAAATATTGTAAGTATAATCTATTCGAAGTAATAGGTATAACCCAATACGATTTAGAGAAATTATATGTTCTAAATAGGTTGCTTAAATCGTTATAATTTTTCCGGGTACCTCCCACGTACCCTTATTATTTTTTTACCTTTTTTAGGAGGGATAACATGCAAACACGATGTTATGACGGTAAAAAATGGCAATATGAATTTAAATATGAAGGCAAACGATATCGTAAGAAAGGTTTTCGGACAAAGCGAGAGGCAAATTCTGCAGGTTTAGAAAAGTTAAGTGAGTTAAAGCAAGGTATTGAGTACGAACCTAATTTAACGTTATACGACTATTTCAAAACCTGGTGCGAAACGTTTAAAAAGTCAACCGTAACACCTAAAACTTACAAGTCCTATTCTTCTGCTATAGAACACATCAATAACCACCCTATTGGTAAGAAGAAATTAAAAGACTTATCACGATATCACTATCAAGATTTTATAAATGAGTTTTCAAAACATCATTCTAAAGAAACTATTAGAAAACTAAACGGCTATATTAGAACGTCTTTAGACGACGCAGTATATGAAGGACTTATTGCAAAAAATCCTACTTTTAAAGTGAGTTATCGAGCTAAAAATCCAAATAAAAGTGAAGATAGTAAGTATATTAATCTAAAAGATTATGAAATATTAAAACAACATTTGATGACTAAAGATAATGCATCATCACTTGTACTATTCATCATGATATGTACTGGTTGTCGTATAAGTGGTGCTTTGAATCTAAAACGCGAATATATCAATCAAGTTAAAAGCGAAATATACATTGATGAACATAAAACAGATTCATCTCCACGTTATGTATCTATTAGTCAAAAAGACATGAATCATATCATCAAATCAATTGATCAGTTACCTAGAACTATCGACGGTACTGTATTTGGAGAATTAACAAATAATGCAGTTAACAAACGATTGAAAGTATATTGTAATAATCTAGGTATCAAAGAAATAACTTCACACGCATTACGTCATACTCATTGTTCATATTTATTAGCTAAAGGTATTTCTATTTATTACATTTCTAAAAGATTAGGTCATAAAAATATATCTGTAACAACAGAAGTATATTCACATTTACTTGAAGAAACATATAAAGAAGAAGATGAAAAAGCAACACAAATTATAAGTGCAATGTGA